ACATCATATTTTAATTCATTCGGCGTAAATGCCGCAGTTTGTGTATCAGTAAGCTTGATGTCGATTGTTCCAGCAGTCCTGTTTGTGTAAGTCACAGCAAATGATCCATAAGAAGTTGACCTATCTTCGTCATACACTTGAGCAGCAACAGTGTACCCAGTCAGGTTTATTGCATCACCATTTCCATCTTTAAATGTAAGCGTCAAAGGAAAATCTGCTCTCCTTTGAACTGTGAAATCTTTTTGGGCTGGATTAATTGCCACTAAACATTAACCTCATAAGCTGTTAAAGTTGAAATAGTGCCATAGTTTTGTGCTTGGTCAGCAGAAGCATCTTGTGCTTTATTTATATACAAAGTGTATCCTTCAGCACTTGCAAAAACATTATAAGTTTGGGCAGATGTCGAGGCTGGAGAATCAACGCCATGAACAGGAACACAAACCATTGCCGAAGTAGACTCGTTTCTCGAAGAGGTCATTGAGGGTGTATAATTACCAAGACTTCCTGTATTTTGATACCCAGTCAAACGTGTTGAGCCGTTTCTTATTTCAAAAGCGGTGTGAACATTATCTCCGCTAGTGCAAAAATTGACGACAGCGTGTAATATAATTTTGCTTGAGTTTGTAGAAGGGGTTATTGTTACGGAAAGTCCTGTAACTTGTGTATAATTACCAATACTAATCGAGGCACTAAATAGGTCAGTTTTAACCGCTTCAACAACTTGGATTATACCACCAGCAGTTGCACCACTTGGTAGCCCACCGACAGGAACGATTGAATTGACTTTAAGTTGACTCATAATTAGCTAGGCTTTGGGTTGTCTGATTTGACTTTAGCAATAGCATCTTTCCATGTTGTAGTGCCATTGACGCTATCCCAATATTGCATATCAAGTTGCTCTTGCATACTTGGATATGATATTTTTCTTTTTTCTCTATAATCGTTTGCATTTACCCAAGCTGTGTAAGCTGTGTTTAATTCATCATCTGTGGGTTGTGAATCTTTATTATCTGAACTCCATTCAATGATTTTATGAGGTGGTACAGATTGATTAAGGCTATATTCGTTTGCATTTAAACCTAATTGCTCAATCGCTAAATGTATATCAGTATTAGAATTAATTGTCATTTATGTCTCCTTGAATATTTCTACTATTGTATACATTTCTGATGCATGGTCAGTTGCTGCACCAAAACCTGTACCTGATTTTGTTGTTTGACATTTATGAGTTATTCGTAGTGCTTTTGCAGCAGTTATTGTAAATCTAGCACTTACAAATGATCTATTATTTGCATAACCTTGATTTGAAGTGAACTCCGAAGAACCAGTTTGAATGTTTGTACTGTCAGTATGATTTCGTAATAAACACATATGAAGATCAACAGAAAAAGCGGGTGCTGATGCTCTTACAAAATATGTGCCTGCCTGTAACGTAAAGTCATTACTAGAAAGGCTAACAATACTGTCTGGGTCATATAAAACTGTATTTAAATCTCTTTGTTGAAATGACCCTGCCGTAAAAGTACCTCCATGTGTATCTTTAGTTTTTACATCTGCTATTATGGCAACGCTTTTGAAAACACCAACACCTGTAATATCAGCATTACCAGAGGTGTTTTGTATTTCGTTAACTTTTAATAAACTCATGGCTTGGGATTAGCGTCTTTTACAGCTTTGATGTGAGTTGCCCATGTGCCAGATGTTGTGACAGTTCCAGCAACTATATCCTTATATAACATATCTAGCTGATCTCCAAATGAGGCATAAGTAGTCGAACCATCAGTTGTTCTATCTGTCTTGTACTTAACAGCAGCAGCTTCAGCGTCTAATGTTGTTCTTGCAGCCGTAATAAGACTGCTATCAAGCGAAATAGAATTACCGCTTGCATCAAAAGCACCTGTGCCATCGTCTATTGTTACAGCATTTGGGTAGGCTTTTCTTATAGCTTGATGATCTAATCCCATAGTCAGTTTTTAATTAGATTATACATGGAAGTATTCATGCTGACACCTCCATTGCTGTAACTGATGAAATCATCGAAGAATTAGTAGAATTATTAGTGGTATCATCAGCTTGATTTAAAATAAGTGTTTGAGTACTAGATGATGTATGTCTAAGTCTAAGTCCGTAAGTGTGGGCGTTTGTATCGGCGGGTGAATCCATAAAGATTATGGGTAAAGTGCTACAAAAACGAGAATTACTTTGAAAAATAGCAGCAGCAGTAACTCTTCCTTTACTACCATCAGCATCACCAATAGCATCAGTAAAAACACTGCCATCTTTATCAAGAACAAAATAGGTTGTTTGTCTATTTGCTACAATTTGATAAAATAACAAAATTTTAGAAGTACTTTTAATTGGAGTTATACTAACAGTTAAACCTGTAACAAGAGAAGATTCAGTTCCAGTGCCAACGCTTTCACTAAAAACATCTTTTTTTACTGTTTGTTTTACTTGAATTATTCCGCCACCACCGCCTGTCGGTACTCCCGCAACTGGTATTATGCTGTTGACTTTTAATGTACTCATAGTTTTATAATCTTGAACTAATTATATACACTTTTATACCACAGTCCATGTTTCCCCTGCACCGACTGTGACTGTAACGCCACTTTGAATTTCTATAGGGCCAAAACTTCCAGCATTTTTACCATTCGTTATCGAATAATTTCCAGTTATCGTTTGGTCATTTTCCCAGAAGATTTCATCAGTGCCATTTCCTACTGCCCCGCCTCCCGCAGCCGCCCAACTCAAAACGCCAGAGGCATTAGATACAAGAGCATAACCAGAAACTGATGCGTCAGTGGCTGGTAACGTCCAAGTTAAACTTGTCCCAACTGTTGCTGGAGCTTGAAAACCAACATAATGACTAGAGTCAGAATCAGCAAATCTTAAATCTGACTGAGCCTGTAAAGTTAATCCATTTTGGTCAAAAAATGATTTTTCAGTACCAGAAAATGTCAAACCAATTTGATTAGTTGCTTTTTTGAATAATCCAGTGGTGCTGTCTCCAAAGTGCAAAGCTGGAGCAGAGGCAGATCCAGCAGAGGCAGCCAGTACACCAGTAAGAGTGCCTCCTGATGCTGATAAAAAACCAAAATTAGTTTGACTTACATTACCCAGTTCAATAAAATCTGAATTTGCAGCGTTTCTGATTTTTAATAAATTGCTGTCTGTATTTATGTGTAATTGATAGGCTGCAAGATTAGCCGCACCAGATGGGTCGCCAGCGGCACTATTGACAGTCCTTAATGATTCAAATATATCTTTCATTGCTGTTCTAACAGCAGCCCCTGTTCCATTATCAGGTGAAAAATTGCTTGCAGTCTCTTTGCCAGTAGAATTAACTCTTGTCATTTACTTAGGCCCCCTTGCCATATCCTAACGCTTGAAAGGTAAATTTCACATCAATAGGTGAGTTTGATGAGTTCTTGAATACTATTGTAAACCCTGCCCCAGAAATAGCACTCAACTCGTAAAACGCTGCACTAGGCAAATCTTCGGGAGCTATGACGATTGATGGCAAAAACGCAGTAGTTGAGCCACCTATTGCACTTGTTCCTGTAAAGAATGGCTTACCAAAGACAACTGATAAGCCACCAGATGAGGTTCCTGATTGCAAAGGTGTGCTGATAATATTTCCTCCTGACTGATATTTGTTTTCTGTTCTTGATGGCAAGAAAGCATCAAAACCTAGCTCAGTTATTTTTAAATTTTCGTTTGTATCAACAGAAATAATGTTGCTTGTAAATTTAAAAGCTCTTCCACTAAATGATCCATTAAACAAGTTCTGTGCGGTTGTAAAGCTTGAGTTATCCTGTGATGTTTGGACTTGTAATTTACTTTTTAGTCGATCACTTCCAGTGCCATCAAAATTCAATCGGGCATCTAAGTCAGGAATAGAGTCAAATTGATCTGAAACAAAAAAGCCTTCGACTTTAAGATGCCTTTTTAATCTTATATTTTGAAATACTGCCCCAAAATCTAAAACAGATGCAAACTCATATGATCCTGTAAGATTTGATGCTGGATCTGTTAACTGTAAAGCATTTGAACTTACAGTCACATTTGTTTTTGTGCCACTAAAAGCAGTCTGTTCTCTTTGACTAATAACTTGTAATTCATCTGCCATTTCTGGCAAAGCGAGTTCAACTTTTGCCTCTGTAGCTGAAAGCCTACCACCTAAATCACGAAATTTTAAAGAATAAGTCCCTGTTAATGCTGGTAAAATTATTTCATTTGTTGATCCATTTATATTTTCATTAAGATCGCTTGAATTAGCAAAAGTTGCAGATGATGAGGAGTTTGGAGAATGTCTTATAACACAAGACCCTCCAAATTCAACGTCAAGACTTGTTGTTTTTGTCCATGATAATTTTACTTGTGCATTGTTTATAGGTTCAATTTCAAAATTTGTTGGATTTTCTGGAAGAGCAGTTAATCCAGCAGTGTTAATAATTGCCTCTGTAGGACTTGCACTTCGTTCACCATTTGAATTTATTGTATAAATTTGAATTTTGTAAGTGCCAGCTTCAGATGGTAATATTTCAAATTCAGATTCCTGTGTGTTGACTACAACAGGGTTTTCATCATCTTTTGTATAAATAAGTTGGTACAATGATGCACCCTCAACAGATTGCCAATCAATAAAAAGCTTTGGAACAGGTCTATTATTATTTAAAACAATTATTTCTTGTATTGCTTTTGTTCCATCAGAGCCATCAATGATTTGAGGTGATGGCAAAATACTTGTTAGAATGTTTATGTTTTTTGTCGGTAATTGTTCACCATCTTCAACCGCTGCATATTTACCCTCATTGAAATTAACAGCCGAAATAGAAAAAGTTTTTTTCCTATTTTCTTTTATGTCTACAATCCTAAATGCTTGAACATCAATCTCTCCTGATTCAAGAATAAATGGACTATTAGTTACAGGTGCTGAAGTGAAATTTGACGAAACATTTACAATTCCACCACTTGTATAGTTGGATATTGTTTTTGTTTCTACAGAGCCATCAGAAAGCATACAACTTATCTGTGGACTATCACTTATGTCTGGCAAATTTGTTGCTCCAGAATCATCTAAAGTAACTTGTGAAACAGTCGCAGATTTGACTAGGCCACCTCTTCTTGTTGAAGATTTTACTCTATCTGCAATTCCAACAATATCACCTATTCTTAAAATCGAACCCGCTGCAATATTTGTTTCAAAAACAACTGTTTCTGTTTGATTTTGTTGTGTCTGTAAAAACCATTTTCCAACTCTTTGAGCCATACCTCTTGAAGTCGTGCCGAAAGTGCTGATATTTTTTGTCTGTGTTCCATATTTTGATTGAGCATTTGTATCTTTAACAGTCACATAATCTATTTCTTGTGTTTCAAGATCAAAATAAGAAACATTGATAACATTAAATCTAGTTTTTGAAGATGTACCAGAATATAAAAAATCTCCACCAATTACATTTGCATTATTGAATACATAGTCAAAACTTAAAGCACTTGGATTTGCATGGTCTTTTGGAGCATCTTGAACCACTTTTATTGTCCCTTCTTCGTAATAAGGTATTGCTCTCATCACAGAACAAATATCTCTAATAACTTGCATTGCATCACGCCTGTTATTGAGGTTTACATTTATTGAAAATCGTGGCTCCTGACCTCCATTTCCATCATCAACTAAAGCACTACAATATGTGCTTACCCCATAAAAAGTGTATGGATCTAGCTCAGACTCTGGTAAACCACAGCCACTTGTGGTGTCTGTAAGAAGATCATATAAAACCCATGCTGGGTCACTTGTCCAAGCTTTATCAGTTTTAAAAGTTCCATTAAAAGTTCCACTGTAAGTCAGCCTTCCATTTGCTATATCAACAGTTGCGTTATGAGGTATTTTTACAAGCTTCCCTCTAAGTCGGAAATTTCGTCTTGGAGCAGTTTGAAACAATTCAGAGCTAAATCTTAACGCTGTATAGGCTATGTTTGGATAATTATTAGGCTCTCTTATAATCTGTCTCATTTCTGCTAGTCGCATTGTATTAAAAGTATTTTCGTCACCAATATCATTGCCTCTTTCAACGCTTACAACTACTGGAAAAAATGAACCCGAAGCTCCAGATGTGTTTGTGTTATATCCAGATAAATCTCTTAAATCAATACCATAATCTCTGTTATATGGGTTGAAGCTTTTTCCCTTAACTGTCTCATCAATGACTGTGATTGCAGATCCGTTGTTTGGATTAACTTTTATAATTACTTGAACTGATGTTGATAATCTATTTCCACTCTCAGTATCAAGTCTAAAAAATTGATCGAATTTAACTTTAACTTGAACAGTATCAATGCTTACATTACTAATTGTTCCTGATCTTGCAGTTGCTGATCCGCCAACAGGAAAAGAACATTCTTGTCCTTTGTCACCTGTTATAACTTCACTACTTTGTTGTTCAGCAGCAAAAAGGACTGTGTTGTTGGCTGTTCCATCTTGAAACTCAAATCTAAATCTGTCTTTTGGATAGTTAAACTCTGAATCATTTGGGTCTGAGTTATCAGCATCAGCTTGTAAAACAGCGGTTCGATTAAGGAATAAATCTTTTAAAAAAGCATTTTGATATGCAGTGCTGGTCTTATCTGTGATGCCAGCCTTACTTGCTGTTGCACTTCCTTCAATCTGACCCTCTGCCAAAATATCAACAACAGTACCAAAATCAATAGATTTTAATTTATCACCATCAACAATTCCTATAATTTCTTTTATTCCAGCAGTAAGTCCAGATGCAGATGCTGTAACCATAATTAATCCTCATTAACAACTTGAAAAGTGTCTATTGAAGAACTCACAACTGTACTGCCGACTAGTGTTTCTCCATAAATTATATTTATTGGAACACCTTGTTTTGAATTATTCAAAAGTCCTGTGAAATTGTAATTAGGGTCTTGCGGATCTTCTTGTCTGTTTGCTCCAAATGGTTTTGGATCAGGTGAAAGCATATCAGTAACACCAGAAATAAGCATATTAACTCCTACTGCTAGAAATGTACTTTGTAAAGCAGCCCCTATAGTTATACCTAAAATTGTTGCTCCAGCTCCCCATGCGGTAAACAATGCACCAGCAGCCAAAAAGAAAAGTTCACCATGCACCACAGGAATAATTTTAATATCACTTTCCGTATACATATCAAGTAATTCTTCAGTGACTCTTAAATCCCCAGCCATGATGCAATATTCTTGATCTTTAATATGTTCTCTTACGCCTTGAAAATTGTTAATTAAAAAACTAAAAGCTTCCTTCGCACTCTTAGCTTTTATTTCAAAAGTCGATTGACCAACAAATTTTCTTAATCTTCCATAAATTGTTAATTTAATCATTTATTTCAGATGGATATACAACAATAATAGACTCTGATTTAGGTTCTACAAGGTAAAAAGGTAAATCTAAATACTTACAGGCCATTCTATCAGTATGACTGAAAGCCAATTCTCCATCAGGGTGACTGTGTACTATACCAAGAACCTCTCCTTGATCTTCTCCTCTTGCATAATCTAGAGGGTCGATTACAAAAGATTTTTCTTTATATGCTTGAGAAATGTTTTTGCATTTCCAATAGATATCAACACCATCAACATTTACTATAAGTCCGCAACACTCCTCTGGATATGCCTCTGTAGCATGTTCAAAAGCATCTGTAGCCCACTTATATTCTTGCATCATACAAACGTGCCTACGGCTGGAAATAAGTCTCTTGTGACCACTCTTTGTGGAACAAGTCTATTTTCTAAATCATGGGCTGCTGTAAGTTCAAATTGAACAATCTGTCTATTTTCAACAGCTTTTCGATCAATAACAAAAATTTCATCACGCAATCTGTCTGAACTAGGAGTGCCAAAAGGGTTAGATCCAGAGGCAAAATTAGCATTATCTAATGCAGACGCTAATGGCATTTTTCTGGTTATTTTTGCATCAATCAAATCATTATGTGGTGTGACTTGATTTACTATCTGCAAAAAATCACTCATTGTAATTAAAAGTCCTGTCGCTGAGTTTTGTTCAATACCACCTAAATTTGAAAAAGTTATTGTAGGTCTTGGCAAAACACCTGTGCTTTTTCTCTCAAAACCATCTACTTTCACTGCAACTCTTTGATAAGAATTAGATTGAAAAACAACCTCACCAAAAGAATTAAGGTTTGCACCAGCATGAAATCTGTAAGTTGTAGGTAAATTTTGTGGATTTCCTGTAGCAATATGCTTTCCAACAGTAAGCTCAAGCTCAAAAAGTTCAATAATATGACTTGGATTTATTTTATTAAGTTCTGCAAAAGGTATTGCCATTACGCCTCAAACACCTCTCTAAATACACAACTCAATGTAACTCTATTTAAAAATGGTATTGATCTAGGAAAAGAAGTGCAGACAAACTTTCTTGAACTTGTTTCACTAGGCAATGTGTAATCAAAGGATGCTCCATCTTCTACTCTTGCATTTAAAAAACTTATGGCTGTATCTGCGTCAGTTTGAGATAACTCAAAAGTTAAGTTAACAGTCAAAGGATTTTGATTTAATCCCTCTGTCAAACGTTGTTCAAAGCCATCACCAAAACTCAAAGTATTTACTTTGGGTCTTGCATTAATCCTTGTATTATAAACAGGATTTGTTATAGGAAATGTTGCCATTATGCTAATAAACCTCCAGATCGTTTTTGATTTATTATCTCAGCCTGTATAGCTGCGGCAAGCTGCTCTCCAAACTGGTTTGCCTCTGCGTCATTACCTTCAACAGCAGTGCCTGTAGCGTCCACGACAATTGAGATATTGTTTGTAACACCACCCATTGCATTGTTTGGAATAATTGTGCCGCTGCGTGATGGTGTAAACATTTCTGGGCCTTTTTCTCCAACGATATAACTACCACCAGCAGATACTGGCCCACCATTTGCTCTAAATGCAGTTCCCCTTCCAAGCCGCACTGTTGGTCTTGAATATCCGCTAAATCCAACAGGATTACTTGGTAAAGAGGCTCCTTGAGTCATGCCAAGTCCTCCTCCACCTCCTCCAATACCACCACCAAATATGCTACCAAGTGCAGTTCCTAAAAATTGACCAAGACCAGAAACTGCTTGCTGCATAGCAACTTCAATAAGCTTTCTTTTAAGATCATTTAAAACACTTATTGCTGCTTCACCTAAACTTTTTGTTCCCATTGCAGCGTCTGTAAGATTTTGAACAACGCCTTGTTCTATTGACATACCTATTTCCATAAATTTTTCTTTAAGTTTTTCTGCTTCTTCTTGTTGTTTTTTGATAAGCTCTGCTGATTTTTTCTTCTCTTCATTCTGTTTTTTTTGTTCCTCTGTGATTCTTTCCTCAGCAGCAAGAGTATTCAATTTGTTTTCTAACAATCTTAATTCTGCCTGTTCATCTTCTAATCTTTGTCTTATCTGCCCTGCCCTTCTGCTGTTTGTTCTTTCAAGTTGTTTTTCTAAAGCTTCAACAGCTTTTTTTTGTTTTTCAAAAGCTTTGGTAACATCTTCTTGACTACCTGACTCAAGTAAGTCTGTAAATTCTTGCGCCTCTCTCTTTGCTTTAAAAAATGCAGTCGCTAGACCACCGACAACTAAAGCAAAAGCCCCAACACCAGAGGCCAACAAAGCAACTTTTAATGCACCAGCGGCAAGAGTTACCGCACCAATTCCTTTTGCAGCCAGCAAAGAGCTAGTTGCAACGGCTCCAAATCCACCCTTAGCAATAATCGCAGCCGCCCCAATAGACGTTAATTTTCCAACTATTATTGCAACAGCAGCGGTGGCAGCGGTGGCAGCAACAGTTAAAAGCTTTGCAGAAACAGCTATTTTTGTTATTAAGATTGAAGTCTTACCAATATCAGACCCAGAAAATTCAACAATTTTATTTATCAAAGCTGTTAAATTTTTTGTAACTGATTCAACTGCTGGCCTTAGTTCTTTACCAAATGCTCTGGATAAATCCTCAGTTGCATTGCTAAAGTTTTTGAATACTTGAGTAGGGTCATTTGCAAGTAATTGCTTTAAAAATCCACTGCCCTCATTTCCTACTCTTCCTAAAGCCCTAAGCACGACTTCACTGGTTAATTTGCCATCAGCAGCTAACTGCTTCAGCTGTCCAATAGTCACGCCAAGTTCTTCTGCTATAGGTGCAAGAATTGTTGGGACTTGCTCAGATACGCTTCTAAATTCATCACCAGCCAGCCTTCCTGAGCCAAGAGCCTGTGCTAGTTGTCTAAATGCGTTTGATGATTCTTGAGCAGATGACCCAGCTAATTTAGCAGCCGTATTGAATCCAAAAAATACAGTTCTTATTTCTTCAATACTTGAACCAAGTGGGGCTAGTCTTGCGGTAATATCTGTTACACCTTCAAGAGCTTCAGTTGCACTCAATCCAAAAGCTTTCTGTGCATCTGTGGCAATCTGTTGTGACTTAGCAAAATCTTTGCTGCTTTTTGTAAGTAGTTTTAATCTGACATTAAGTTTGTCAAAATTAGCTGAAGTTCTAACTGCTTGCCTACCTATTAAAGTTATACCAGTCGCAGCAATCGCAGTTCTTAAGCCATTAAATGAACTTTGTAATTTATTTGTCTGATTCTGTACACCACTTAACGCCCTTGTTGCACCGCTGGCATCAACTCTTAACCTAACGACTGCTTCTGCCACAAATACAAAAAACTCTTTTCTCTATATTACCCCGAAATGCGTTTTTGTCGTTGCAATGCTTTCTTTTCGTCCTCAGCCTTAACTCCATAGTAGGCAGCCCAGTATATAAACTCTGCCTCAGTCATATTCATTCTGAGTTCTTGCACTGTCTTACCAAGTTCTGTTGCTAGGAAAAACTCAAATCTTAACCAGTTATCCCCTTTTATTCTTTTTTTGCTGTATCAATATCAAGCTTAATATCATTCAAGAAAAGCTCAAGATCATTTAATACTTTTTCTGGAAGCTGTCTTTGCAATATAGGTGCATCTGACATATCAAAGGCAAGTGTCCCATCTTCTTTTTCTGCCATTTGACAAAGAAGTTGAGTTGAAACAACTAAAGGGTCAGCATCAGCACCAGCCATTTGTGTCGCTTTTATCCTTGCAAACCTTGTAATCGGCTTAAAGTACAGAGAAAGTTTTACTACTCCTTTAGAATCTTTTACATCAAATTTTCTCCTTGTGACCATTTCATCTTGAAACGCCCCAAGCAGTATGTCTGCGGTTCTTTGTGTTGCCATAAATAAATGCGAAGAATTTTACTTTTAGATTGCTGATGTAATTGTGCCAGATGGCTT